CCGCTTGCACTTTTCTGAAAAATTTGCACGCCTGTTGTCGTCTAAGTTACGCGCACAGGATATAGAGGAAACTTGGAAATAATATCGGCTAAAAGAAGTCTCTCTGCGTAATTAGTGATGGTGCAGCCCCGGCAAAATATTGAAAAATCAGAACTTAGCCCTGTATAGATGCTTGTAAACATGCCACTTATAGTCACTTATTATCAACGACTTACGGGCACATGGCGCACAGGTAGGGTTCACTGGAGGTATGGGCAATAGAAAAGGGGACCCAGGCTACCCCGCTCATTCTAAAGGGCCTACGGCTTTGTCCACAGGGACCCCCGTAATAGTTCCTATATGGTTGAAAGCGCAGGACTTATGGCCGCATAGCGCTGTCTATGATTCTAAAGGACTTATTTTCGCTCCTATCCACCCCAAGGGTCCTCCAGGGCGGGCGGAGCCGTCAGGCGGGAGCCCCGCCGACTAGTGAACAATTTGCTTAGAAATATATCTAGAGCTAGTATAGCGAGAACTAGCCTTAGCTAAGCGAGTACTAGGCTAGTACTATATGCAAAAATTCTAAAGGACTTAGCTAAATCTCAAACTATTTTCAATTATTTTCATTTTTTGTCGGTACTTTTCCCTCTAGAAACCGTAACGTAAGTATAGAGATCAATACTTACCTTAGTACGCTTTCGCATTAGGCTTTCGCTGCTAAGTTTTAATTCTGGGAGGGGTGTCGTTCATGAGAAGTAGTTGGGGGAAAGTTCTTGCTCAGAAGAAGTACACACCTAAATACTACTCTGGTTCTCCTATGGAAGACGACTTCCTAGCTCAGGTAAGAGCAGCAGGTTTACCTGAGCCTACAAGAGAGTTCCAATTTCACCCAGTACGTCGGTGGCGAGCAGACTTTGCATGGCAAGACCAGAAGATACTAGTGGAGATTCAAGGTGGGTTGTACGGTCGCTTTAAGGGCAGACATGTTACCCAAGTAGAGGCAGACTACGAAAAGATTAATGCTGCTCAAGTCATAGGGTATAGAGTATTTCAGTTTGGGCACAGAGCGTTGAATCACAGCAAAACTAAGCATCCTGAAGGACTAAGTGATGCTATTACTCTCCTAAAAGGTATTCTATGCCCCAGTACAGACCAGAAAAGTTAGAATCCTGGGTCCTTGAAGCCGTGGAACTCATGGCAAGGAATGGGGTTACGCTCACTGAGGCGGCTGCAGAATTAGAGCAAAATGTCACTTCGCATGAATGCGAGAACATTGCAAGGCGAAAGAGCTTTAATAAGGCCCTGTGGTTAGCTAGGCACAGGTACGCCAATGAGCTGGCAACAGACCCGAACTTCAAGAAAGAGACTATCATAGGCAAGCTTATAGCCCTAGCTCAGCGTCTAGAAGACCAGGGAGACTATGATAAAGCTGCAGAGGCTACACTCAAGGCTGCTAAGGTAGCTGGATTCGTGGGTCCTGAGTCTACAGTCAGTGTATTTGGTGAATTGTCCCAGGCTGACTTGGATGCCATTAGAACGAAACTAGAGGGCGACATTGGCAAAGCAAGACCAAATTAATACAGCCCTAGAGGAGCTTCAAAGGCTTGAGCCAGCAGCTCAGCTTGAGGCTCTAAAGCTCTTACAGCAGCGCCGAGTCAAGAAAAGCTACGTTAAGTACTTCGAGCCCTGGAAACCAGATCAAGCCGATGCCATCAAGAAGTTCACAGGTGACATCAAGGTATTTGGCCTTCTGGGAGGAAATCGAAGCGGTAAAACAATCCTCGGAGCTTTCATCTGTGTGGCTTGGTGCCTTGGAAAAGATTACTTCAAAGGCGAACCAGCTTGGGATTGGGTTAAAGACTTGCCTATCCCAACCGGCCCCGTCAATGTATGGGTCGTTGGAGTCGATTTTCCAACTCTACGCGATGTCATTTGGCATGAGAAACTCCGCTTTGGCAAAGCCCATCCTGCTTTCCTGCCTGACGATCCCTCGGTCATCTCTAACATCCGAGACGGAGACTTCCAGATTTTCTTCAAGAACGGAACAATTCTTACAGGAAAGTCTGCAGAAGCTGGACGAGATAAGTTCCAAGGCGCAAGCGTAGATTTGATTTGGATTGATGAAGAGTGTGAGAAGGATGTGTACGATGAGTGCTACCAACGTACCATTGATTGTTCTGGAAAGATTCTTCTTACCCAGACCCCTCTCACAGACATTAACTCCGCTGTACGAGATCCTTGGGTATTCGATCTATACGAAGACTGGCTCGCAGGAAATAAGACCTTGGAGTTCTGTCAACTCAGTACCCTTAACTCCCCGTTCATAAGTCAGCGGGATAAGGATGACGCTTTAAATAAGTGGGCAGGAACACCGGAGGAGGGTGCTAGATTATATGGGAAGTTTGTCCGCCGTTCGGGGCTTGTTTACCCTTTGTGGGATAACAACCGCCATATTGTTAAGCCTTTCGCTATACCAAGGTTTTGGTCACGCATCGTTTCTATTGACCCGGCTGCTACAGGGATTACTGCTGGGCTATGGGTTGCTGTCAATCCCGAAGGTGATTACTTCGCTTTCAGAGAATATTACGAGCGTGAAAGAACAGTTTCGGAACATGCAAAGAGTTTGATGATGTTGGTTGCAGGGGAGCCCGTTGACTACTGGCTCTTAGACCCGACTTGGGGAGGGCAACGGAATGCAGAGAACCATAAGAACGGAGCCCAGCTCTACCGAGAGGCGGGGATTCCAGTACGTCTCCCAGACGTTGGCAAAGACTTCGGACTTAATGTCTCAAGGGAATACCTCAACGCCACTGTTACTCCTGGTTCAAGGCACCCTAAATTTTTCGTATTTGAAGGACTCCCGAACTTCGTCCACGAAATAACTCACTACACTTGGGATAGCTACGCCAAAGGTGAGCAAAAGGGTCAAAGCAAAGAGAAACCCCGCAAGCGTAATGACCACCTTTTGAACGCTATGCAGTATGCAATGTGCCTTCGATTGAAGGGCGGCAAGGGAAACGCTAACGTACGTAAACGGCTTTCTGACGTAGATCAAGAGTGGATTGAGTTATTTGACGATAAGAAGGACAGGGAACGTAACAATAGTTCATATACGTAAAGAGAGGGTAAAATGAATCACATTCAGATTTTGGAGCAGATGTTAAGCTTTTCGATGCAGCAACATATTATCAAAGATAAGACCATCGAAGAGTTGCAAAAGAAGGTAGCGGAATACGAGTCAGCGGTCAAGGCTGTCAACACTGCTAAGACTGTAAAGGAGACCAAGTAATGATCGCATTTGTCAGCGCGGATACCGTAATTGGAGCGGCGGTTGGATTTGTGGCGGGCGCATTTACCCCGGCAGTTGGACGTACTATTAAAGCGTGGTTCTCAAAAGAAGTTGCTGCAGTGAAGGCCGATGTCGTAGCTGATGTCGTGAAGGCTGAAGCGGACGTGAAGGCAAAAATCTAATAGAAGAAAAGGTATTACGTGAAAATCCCGAAGATTCCCTACAAGGCTTTATTGTTTGGACCCTGGCTTGCACTAGGGATTGGATTCTTGAGCAACGCCATCGTTATGGGATTGAATCACGGAATGCCTGTTCTCGTGCCTGCTACCTCGCCTGATGGGTTTTTTGATCCTGATGACTGGACTCACACTCCTATGACGACATCTACTCACCTGAAGTTTCTGGGTGATTGGATCATGATTAACGGCCAAGGAATTGCCAGTCCAGGTGATTTTGGTCTCTGGGCTTGGGGGTTGACTTGGCAAGCGGCTCTGGCTATTTGGGTGGCCCTGGTTATCAAAGATTATAATGAAAAATAAGCCTATATGCTATTTTGTTCGTCATGGAGAGACTGCCGGTAACGCTGCAGGTACTTTCCGAGGCTCAGTTGACTTCCCGCTTAACGCACAAGGTCAAAAGGACGCAGAGAACCTAGGCGACTGGTTCGGTGACAAGAAAATCTCTGCTGTGTACGCCTCCCCTAAACAAAGAGCGCAAGACACGGCCAGAGAAATTGCGATGCCGAAGGGCCTCAAGATTCAAACAGTAGATGCCTTTAAGCCTCTGAATGTGGGTTATC